AGAAATAGCCGTCCGATAAAGACTTCGCAGGTCATTGCGGCGGTAACTCCATCGGCATAGCGGTTTCACGTGGAACCGGCGCAACAAGATCGCCTGACGTCATCATGCCGCTAATAGTGCCCATCACTATGTCCTGTATCTGCTCAGGCGTCATGCCAGCCTGAACGGTACTGATGCGTTTAGTCTCCGCATCGTACTCCTTAACGCGTACTTCGCGCTCGTCAATCGACTTTTGAACGCTATCGAGCATCACGCGCATTTCTTGCATCTGCTGCTTGAGCGCGTCGTTCTCCATCTTAACGGCCTGCAGCGCTGGATCCTCTTCATCCTCGAGGATGCGCGGCTCGATCGTCTTCTGCAGGCGCTTGGCGATCTCCTGAGCGCCCGGCCAGTCCATGTTCTTAACGAACAGGTCGCCGGCCACGTTCCACAGCTCAGGATTGGCCTGCAGGATCTGCGACATGGCGTCCATCGCTTCCTGCCGCTTGGTCAGATACGACGGGCCCGTCGTGACCGCCACGTCGTACTTACCGACCGACGGGTTGTAGATCTTCTCGATGACAATGCCCGCCTCGTTGACGACCTGGCGCACGGCTTCTTCCTGCGTCGGGTCGATGCGCACCGTCGACGTCTCGCCGTCGATGCCGATGATCCGCGCGATGCGCTGGGTGTCGTAGATTTTCGGGATTAAGTCGATAAGTTGGCGCGTCCCGTAGCGTATAGCGCGAGCTAAGTTGTCAACGTAGTGATATGAACCTGTGTCGCCTTGCCGTTCACGCGCCAAGATGGCTCGCCCGGAGCGCTCGTTTGACGTCGCTCCGAGGCTAGAATCGTAGTACCCAGTGGTCGATTTAATGTCGTCCGAGGCGCCCATTTTGGCCTGAATCAAACCAGTTTGAGCTAAAGGCGGCTGTGCGCGCTGCGGGAGCGGCAAAACGGCGCCTTGACCGTCGGTTACGTCGGGATTGACCTCCAAATACGGCCAATTCGTCGTGTTGGCGGTCTTCCACTGGTGCTCATAGCCTTCAAACTGACCGCCGTAGCCGATAAATGGCGCTTTTGGCGCCAGCGCAAGCATTTCAGCCTCTTGCGACACCCAGTAGTTGTACATTCTCTGGGCATCTTTGGCATTTCTGACCAAACCCGAGATGTAAATGCGTCCATCGACCTCAAATTCGTTGCCGATAACGCGAATAACCGGGATCCACTTGCCCGGCCAGTCTTGTTCTTCAAGAATTTCGTAGCCGTTGGTCTTCATCCACTTAATTTTGCGGATCTCGACCTCACGGATGCGCAGCGGGCGCACGCCCATCATCTCCATCTGCCGCGCTTCGGGTGAATTTGCGTACGCAGTCTGGTTATTAGGGTACAAATGCAACGTCGCTTTGTCGTACGTCGCATAAAAATACTCGGCGATGCGCACCGAGTCTTCCATGATCCACTGCGAGAGCTGCTCGTCGCCTACGCCGCGCGTTGAAATGGACGAAATAGGCTCGGCGTTCGGGAACAAACGCTCGAACTCGTCTTTCGGCATGTCTTCAGTAATGAAGCAATACTCGGCGTCCGATCCGCACGGGTCTTGAATGTGCGGATCCATGTAGACGCTGAACGAATTACGGATGCGCTGCAGGCGAAGGTCTTGATCAAAGCTCGTCTCGTCGCAGTATTCCGTCAAAATACGGAAGTAACCTTCGCCGTACGTCACTTGGTTGTCGCACGCCGTGTCATACACCACGTCGGCGTCTGACATGTACTCAATGTGGCGCACTACGCCGTTGAGTACCTCTGCAACTTCGACGTCAGCCTGATCATCGACTGGAATCACTTTGCCCGACGGGCGATTCTGGCGCTGATCGTTTGTGACCTGACGCACATGCTGTGGCAGCTTGTTGATCGTCAAACACGGACGTGCGTTGATTGTTTGACCTTGCACCGCGCCGCGCGTAGCCAACACTTCTTGCGGCCACTGCCAGCGGTTGTCGGGAGACCCCGCCATAAAGCGCAAGTCATCGAGCTCGCTGTCTCTCGAGTCACTGTACGCCGACAAGGATTGTTCCAGACGGTCGCGCATGCGCGCCAACACATCAGCGGCGTCTTTAGCGCGACGCGATTGCGGACTGTTGGCGACTTGCGCCGCGCCTTTCATGCCTGTCGGGTCTTGAGCCATGACTTACTTCTTGCCTTTCTTTGCCGCCGCGCGACGCTTCACGGAGTACGCGATCGCAGCCGCTTGAGCGGGCTTTTTCCCTGAGCGAATCTCGGCCGCAATGTTTTTTCTAAACGCGGCTTTGCTGGCTGATTTAACCAGTGGCATTAGCGCATGCCTCCGCGACCTCGCGGACGCGCCGGCGATGGGCGAAAGTCCACGGTTGTGCGGATAGCGTCGTCACTCATCTCGCGTTTTGGTGCGCGCGGCTTTTGCATTTTTGGCGCGCTTTGACGGCTGTTTTGAATCATGTCGCCCACCGTTGCTCCGGGGGACACACCGATCAGAAGTCTTTTTCCGTACATAGGATTTACCTTTTCTTGGCGGTTTTGGCGGACTGTCTAAAGGCTTTGGCTGTAGGGGCACCTTTAGCACCAGGTTTACGCATCTTCTCACCAGAGCCTGCAGCAATGCGTGCACGCTTTCGATGAATGTTCTCATAAAGTCCCCGTTTTGCGGCCATTAGCTACACTTCCATCTTTTGAGTGATGCTTTGGCCCGTTCTGCTGGGCCTTTAGCGTTACGAACGACGCCCTTCATTCTTGCGCAGAACGACTTTTTACGTCCGGCGTCTGCCTTGGTTTTAGGGTTGGGTGCCGGCGCCTTCAAGTTGCTGCCAGTGGCACGATTGTACTTGGCGCGCCCTTTGGCCGTCAGGCCAGCGCCAGCTTTGGTCGACTGCTTCTCGCCGCGTCCTACGGACAACGACACTGACTTGCGAGCCATTACGCCCCCATCCAGCTACCGACGCTGCCGCCTTCATTGACCGCAATACGCCTAGCCTTCTCTCTATATTCGCGCTGTGCGAGCGGAAATGCAAATGTCACCGCCAGAGCGTCGGCCGCGTCAGGGCTTGCAAGCCCTCGCGCCTTCATCTCTTTCTTACCTTCTAAGAAGATCGTGCCCGAGGAGTTCGGCTTCTGCGTTGGCCCGGTCAGGTCGCTCTTCAGCTGCCGATCGTTCGGTATGTGCCCCTCGCGCAGCCACTCGCGCATGTTGCCCCAGAGCTCCGCGCGCTTGTTGCCCCACATCACCGGATTCTTCGCCTTCCATCCGAAGTTCACGCCGCGCACCTTGTAGCGCTGCTCCTTCAACCGATCCAATATGCCGTACCCGAGGCCGCCTTCGTCGATGACGGTAAACACCGGGTTGAACTCCTCGATCGCGTCGATCACGCGACCCACCGTCGTCATGGTGTCCTCGCCCTTAAAGCGCTTGATGGCGATAATGTCCCGCCCCTGCCGCGCCACGATCACGGTGCTGTCGGAGCCTGAGCGCGCCGGGTCAACCCCGAGCACGATTGGCGCCGTCTCGTCCTTCCATCTCGAGCGGTTGCACGCCGCCTCAACCACCGCCGGGCCGATAAACTGATCGTCGCCCTCGAGCGGAAACTGACCGTAGACCTCGATGCGCGCCTCGGGACTGTCGGCGCCGTACTCGTCGATGATCTGCTGGTAGACCATCTTGTCGGTGTCTTCCACCTCACGCGCGTCGATGTTCTCCGTCTGCCAAAACGCCCGCTTGGCGTTGAAGCACTCAAAGAAGTACCCCTCGTTGCGGCGCGGGTTACTAAACGCGCACCAGAATCGGTGCGGTGTGTTCTCAGTGAAGAAGCCCGCCGTCACCGCCCAGATCGGGTCTGGTATACCGCTCGCCTCGTCGAAGATGACGAGCACGCCGTCGTGGTTGTGCACGCCCGCGTACGCGTCCGGGTTCTCCTCGCTCCAAAGCCGGCCCTCGACCGACCAGTAGCGCGTGCCTTTCTTCAGGTCGCGCTCGACCAGCTCTGCGATCCACTTGGCCGGCATCACCCGCGTGGCGGACACCTCGAACCAGTGGCTGTTAATGATCAGCGCCAGCCACTTAGTAATTTCGGCCCATGTGACCGAGCGCAGCTGCGCTTCCGAGTTAGCCGAGATGATGGTCGTCGAGCCTATCCTTGTGGACAGCATCCACAGTGTGATCCAACTGACCAGCGCCGACTTGCCGATACCGCGACCGGAGGCAGTTGCCATGCGCAGCACTTCGTACGCCTCGCGGGTCTTGTTGGCTTTTATATGCTCGCCAAATTTGCGTAGCACTTTGCGCTGCCATTTGCGCGGGCCGCTGAAGTGCTCGAGCGGTGTGCCGGCTTGGGCCCACGGAAACGCAAACAGTACAAACGCCTCGGGGTCGTCCTTAATGGCGGGCGACCAGAGCTTGCTCATAAGCAGCTCTTCTTGGTCAGCGCTATAGATCGGCGTTTGCATGCGTTGGCTGGTCGATCGTTAGTGAGGGGCGATCATCTTGCGCCAGGCGGCCAGCAATGACGCGCGATTCCGCCTCTCGCAGTGCTGCCGTGATGCTGATCTGCTGCTGTATGTCGACCTGTACCTGTTGCTTCGCCACCCAGCCGTGCACATGCGTGAGTATGGATAGGGCAGCCTTAGAGTCCCCTTGACGCGCGGCTTCGCGCAGTTGTGTGGCGGCTTCGACGTGTCCATCGGCGCGTCCCTTCTCTTCGGCCAGTTGGGCCATCGGATCTAGCTGGCACAAACGCCGGTACTCGACCGGCAGCAATCCAGCTGCCAGCGCCAACGTATCACCTTTTAGCCCGAGCGCGGCGGCGTCGTAAATCGCCTGCAGCGTCTTCTCGGTAGCTTTCACCTCGCGCGGTGCGAACGGCAAAGACTTGAAGGACATGGCTGAAGGTTACTGGATGAAAGCACAGGGCGGCAAGCGTGATTTCTAAAAAAATAAAAAATTTTTTGCGAACGCTCCCCGTAATTTTGACCGGGTGCCCTTCGGCCCTACCCCCCCATGCCGCCAGCCGGCGGCCGCCAGCCCGCAGCATCCAGCCCGGAGCCCGCCGCCCCTAGCCTGCAGCGCCAGCCTGCAGCGCTCGAGCTTGAGCGCCGGTGCGCGCGACGCGCGGGCGTTGGGTCATTTGGGTCATGGCATGCGAAGCGGTGTGCGCGCCAGCGCGGGTATGCAGCCGTCGGCTTTTGGGTCGTTTGGGTCATGGCCGCTCGATGACC